TCGACTGCGGTGCCGTTTGACAGGTCAACATCTGTGCCGTCATTCGACACAACGACAGACAAAGTCATTGTCGGCGTTGCGGTATCATAAATGATAACCAAGTCACCAACATTGAGCGTGTCAACGAGGTCGTTGAAGTAACCAGAGCCAGTTACCGTCGCTTTGGCTTCAGCAGAGCTGTAGCTGTAGATCGACGGAGCGCTGCCGCGCTTGTTGGCTGCAATTACATTAAATCCAGTTGCGGAATATGCCATTAGTCAGTCTCCTTATTCAGTTGCGCTGACTTTGACGATGCCTTCGTCGTCAATGGCAACGGCACCAGCCGAGAACATTGAAGCGACCAAGAACGAAGTCTTCTCAGCAACGTAGTTGATTTCAGAACGCTGACCCATACCAACGCCCAGACCAGCCGCATCGCGGTGGAAGAACAGGTTGGTGCGGACACTGCCGGAAAGCGGCAGGCCACCCTCGTCACGGTCACCAATAGTGATGAACTTGAAGCCGAGGAAGGTGTCGATTTCGCCAGTCGACAGAGCTTTGACAGTGGCAAAGTCTGAGCTGGTCAGTTCGGTTTCGTCCAGCAGAGCTGACAGGCCGTTTGCGTGGATGACAGCGCAGCGACCTTCGGCCGGTACGTTTTTGGCATCCAGTGCCTTCTTGGCAGCCAGCAGTTTGGCGAGGTTCAGGTTCGTGTCATCGCCGCCAACATCGGTGCTAACAGTCGACGGGCTGGAAGCTGCATTGATTGCATCAATGACGAGCTGATCCATACGGCGGCCGATAGCGTTACCGACAACTTGGACAAGCTCACGGCGCTCGTCGAAGTTGACTTTCTGCTGATGGAAAATGTCAGAATATTCGGCAGCGATGTAGTCTGACATAGTTGCAGTGACTTGCGAGTAAGTCACGTTCAACGGGGTTACATCTGTTTGCGGTACGCGAACAGTGGCGGTGCCTTTCCCGATTTTCGGGAATTTCACCTGATTGCCTTCGACGTTGTTGCGCTCACGGGTCACACCGGCAAGGCTGCGACCAGCCTGATATGCCTGTTTGACTTCTGCATCGAACAACTGAACGAAAGCTGAAGTAATGCCTTGTGCCATTACGAGTTCCTTTCAGGATTGGTTAATACAAAGTTTCCGTTACAGGTATCCGTTACCGGGCTGTGACTTGGGCGCTCACGCTGCGCCCCGGAGCGGGTCTCGTCGGGCCAAATGGTTATCCAACAAATCAGATTGTACAGAAAAAGGGCGACACTGTAAACAGCGCCGCCCCCGGAGGTTAATCATGAACAATCATATTATACAGGACTGTAGTCGCTGTTTCCATAGACACGTTCAAACAACTTCTCGACCTTGTTGCGGTAGGACGGGTCGCTCGCATAACGCGGGTTACCAACCATCGCTGTCAGCTCTTCTTTGGACGGCGCGCCTTCCGGCTCACCGACGTTGACCGGCACGGTCTGGTCGCCGTAATAGCCACGCAGTTTCTGCAAGGCCCGGAGGCCTTGCGCAGTGCCGCCCATAATTTTGAACTCTTCGAAGTCGTCCTCGCCCCAGATGCCCTTACGCACCAAGCCTTGCGCCCAATCGGTCATAGACTTGATGGTCAGGTCGGCATTCGGGCCGAGCTTCTTATACTCTTCGTCATAGGCAATCTGCTCTTCCATAGCTTCTTGCCCGGCCAGTTCGACAAACTTTGCGCCCAGCTCCTCAAAGGCAGCTTGGCTGATGCCGTTCTCTTTTGCCCACTCTGTGTAGGTGGCCATCAGCGGGTCGTCCGCCTCGATGTTCGCGTCGCTAAACATCTGTGTGTCGTAATTCTCAGGCGCTTTGTGTTTGCCTTGTGAGAACTTCTTTTGCAGCTCCGAATAGCTCTTGGCTAGGTTCTCAATGTCGGGGCCACTTTCGTCGTTCCAGAATTTTTCAGGGAACCAGTCTTCGCGGGTAAATTCAATTTCCTCGCCTTCTGCTGCCAGCGTAGTGTCTGCGACACTGGGCTGGGTGTCCGGCTCAAGATGGGAAATCGTTTCTTGCTCCGGCTGCTGGTTATCCTCGCTTTCAATGGTAGCTTGGGCCATCAGTCCTTCGTCTTCGCTCATAGCTCTGATGCTCTCCTTATACGGCGTTCGATTTCTCGAACTATTGAGTTTTGGCCTTCGCGGGCATAGCCGTGCGATGCTTCCTCGCCCGGATACCACGTCGGCTGTTCAATCGTCAGCGACCGCAAGTGCTGCATCAGCTCCTGCCCATCGTCGCTGCCGAACACACGCAGATACAATCGGTCGATGTCGTCCTGATTGTCCTGCTGTGTCTGTCGGAGCTGCGGCTCAACTGTGCGCAGCCCATCCCATCCTTCAATGCTTTGTGACATTCTTGATAACCTTCCTGATCCACCAAGTGCGTGGGTAGCGTTGGCGCATAAAGTATTCACCCCATCGGCCAGCCCAGTGTGACGCCGGTGGCGCGCCACGGTTAAATGTCGTCCCGTCTCCCTCTCTTATGATTGGTATGACGAAACTCATTAGCCACCTCAAGCCTCTTCGGTGGGAGGCTCTTCAGCCCCCGCCTCCGACATCATAGCTTGCATTGCCTGCTGCATCATTTGTTCGCGCTCTGCCGGCGTAGTACGCAGGTCAGCCGGCACGCCCAGCTTGTCGGCGATGTAGTCAGAGATGCTGTCAGTCTTGACCGCCATCTGACCCTGCGCGCCGAGCGCGGACGAGAGCTGCACCCACTGCACAATCTTTTCGACGTCGCCCATATTCTGCGCTTGTGCGATCGGCGACACCGGCGTGACTTTGACTTCCAGACCATTGACGCGCAGCGGCATCTCAATGATGCCGCGCTCATCCATAACAGCCAGAACGCGCGCCACCATCGGCACCATCGTCTCATTGATGAGGCGCCCAAACGCAGAGCCAAGGTTCTGTGCCAGCTCTTTCATGCGCTCTGCAATCTCGGTCGCGCTGCGGGCGGACATGTTGTCCGGCGGCAGCGTGTCGTCGAGCATGATGCGCTTGATGTTCATCACCAAGTCATTGATGACGAGCTGGCTGACATTGAAGTCACCGGAGCGAGGCAGCATGCGCAAGCTCTCACCCTGCGGGCCACCATTGCGTGCAACCGGGATGATCGCACCCGGCGCGATGCGCACGGTCTGCGGGTTTAGCACCCCGTCATCAGCGGCTGTGTAGACACCTGCAATAGACAGGGATGCATTCTTGAGAAGCAGCTCTTTCGTTTTGTTCAGCGTCTTGATGTCGGGGATGGCGGTGACCAGCGGGCCACGGCCATATACTTCGCCGGCCACCTTCATGTAGCGGGCCACAATCCAAGGGCTGGATTTCATGCGACGGAAAACGAGCTGCGTTTTGCCTTCCGGCCAGATGACGTGGTAGCAGAAGTCGCCGCGCTCTGTGTCAAACAGCGTGGCCTCGACCAGCTCAATCTCTTCGGTCGGCTTGTCCTCGATCATACGCGCCAGACGCTCGCTGATGTCGGCATCCGTCCAGTGCTGCGCAATCGCCTCGCCCTTCATGCGCATGCGACGGAACACGTTGTCGACCTTACCGTGCGCGCCTTCTTCGATGGCGACCAAGTATTGCGGCACGGCCGTGAAGCGGATGGGTGTTGTCTCGTCGCCGGGCTGGATCAGCATGACGGCAGTGCCGACAGCCAAGTCCATCAGGAACTCACCCATAGCCAAGTCGAAGTTTGTCTGGCGCAGCAGCGCAAACATTTTGTCGCCATAAATGTCGAGAGCGGCCTGCGCTTCGACGCGGCGCTCTTCCGGGATTTCCGGCCCCGGCTCTAGCCGGCACCAGTTACCGTAGGGCGGGAACAGGCCAGACTGGATGCGGTTGGCAAATCGTTGCGTCGCGTTGATGGCAGTACTGTCGAATACGCGAGCCATTTTGTTCTGGCCCGGAGAGCCACCGCCCTCATAGTAACCGTCATACAGGTTGCGCTGCGGCAAGGCGTACTCATAGCAGTCTTCGTAAATCTGCCGCCAGTTGTCCTTGCGCCGCTGCGCCAGCTCGTGACGCTTGATGATTTGCTCTACACTATGCATTCTTTTTCGCCTTGTTACGTTTGCTGATGGCAGCAGCCTTGGCCCTGGCATCGGCTTTACTGGACGCGCCCCACTTGCGCAGGCTCAACAGCAGGCGGGTGGGCTTGCCTTTGCTGTCGCGCTCTGGGCCGGACACGCCGGCCATACGCGCAAGGAAAGATGCGCGGCGCGGGTTGTCGCCCGACTTGACCGGGCGCTTCACACCGTAGTGTTTGCGGCCGGCTTCGTTCAGGCCACCACTTGGGTTCTGGTGTTTCTTACTAGCCACGAGCGGCTCGCATGTTGTCGATCAAGTTCGGGTACGGGCGGCCGGCTTTCTTGGCAGCACGCATAGCATTACGCTTTTGCGCCGATGTCAGCGACTTCGGCTTGCCCAAACCTTTCGGGCGCTTCTTGTCCCAAACTTCTTTTTTCTTCTTCTCGTAAGCCATCACGCTTTATCCTTCTTCTTGGCCATCGAGTATTTCATGCCGCCGTCAACAACACGGCCACCATATTGCTTGGCATACTCTTTGGCGGCTTTTACGCCGGGCTTCGTATATGCGAAGTGACGGGTCTTGCCGTCTTTCAAAATTACTTTAGGCATTATCCAAGTGTCCTCTTGCCCTGTTCCTCTGGCGTGCCAAGACGGCCACCACTAATTAGCCCGCGACGACCGGCGCGGCGTGCGCGTCTGCGAGACGCCACGCGGCGCTCCCCGATTGATGCCCTGCGCTCGGCTTTCAGCTCCTGCGCTTTCTGCTTTTCAGCTTGTACGGCGGCCTGCTCTTCGCGTTGCTGCTGAACTTGCGCTTCATATGTGGCCATTGCCTCACTAACACTGTCCGGCGTTTTGCCGGTTACAATATCTTCAAGGTCAGACAGCGGGTCTAAGACCTCTGACTTCAGCTTATCCTCAAAGCTGCTGCCGGCACGCTTCACTTGGTCTTCAGCACGCTTCAGTTCACGCTTGAGTTTGTCAAGTAGCCCCATATCACTGCTCCGGCGTCAGCGGGTCGAGGCCAGAGCTGGCGTATTCGCGCTCAGACGACAACAGCATGCGAGTGCCGCCACGGCGACGCGAGCGTTGCTTGGCTGCGAGCTGCTTACGCTTCTCCAGCTCCTGCTGCTCCAGCATCGCTTCTTGCTTCTGCTGGCTCTCGGCAATCGCCGGATCAGGCGGCGGCATTCTAACTTTGAAAAGGTTGCTCATCGAAAATCCTTGAGAACATAATGTAATCCGAACCGTCAGGCCCGTACCTGCGTAGCAAGCCTTCTCGATCGAATTTTAACCTGCTTGCCCACCTGACCGCAAGCTGATTATTGACGTTACAGGTTATTTGCAATCTATGTAATTGCAGTTCGCGCGCGGCAATGTCCAAGTACCGGCGCGTCATGCGCGTAAGCGTTATCGGATAGTGCGCTACTTGATGGCTTGTGATCAACCAGCCCTCGCCAACGCCCGGCCAGACCTCATGCACGCCAAACGACGCGACCATCTCACCGCGCAACAGTGCCGTATGACTATGCTGTGCCGCCTCATAGTAGCGGAGCTGCGTTTCATAATTAGGCACGTCGACGTATGACTTCAGCTCGAAGTCACGCAAACGCATAGACCGGGGGTGATACCACCGGAACGGCACAATCGTAATGTCGTCGTTCTGTATTATTTCTTTCAGGCGCATCAGAATACGTCGAAGTCCATATTGGCCTGCAACTGCTTAAACTGTGGCCGGCCGTTCGGGTTGCGTGTCAGCACGCGATGCTCGCCACCACCCAACATCAAATACCCATACGCGTCACCGACGTGCGAATGCTCGTTCTTGTTCGGCGCATCCCGGAAGCGCTCTTGCCCGGCACCGACCGCGACGCGCTTAAAATGGTAACCGCCGGCCAAGGCCTTGCGAGTGCGCACGCAGTCGCGTGCGACGAGCAGGCCGGGCTTGCCGTCGATCAGTCGGTTCATCGGCATTGCCCCAGCCTCTCGGCGAACCATAAAATCGTTTGATGCTGTTGGTTGGGCGCGTAGCCCCAACGTGCGCAAATGCTCAAAGGCCGTGACCTCAAAAATCTCATCTCTCTTCATGCCCGCCGGGTCACCCCAGATGAACACCTCTGACTTGCCAAACTTCTGCTGAATGTCTGCCATCAGGTGATGCGCGAAACGCTCCAGCCCCATAGAGAACGCAACCAGCTCATGCACAATGTGCCAGCGCCCGTTGCGCATCTTCTGCCCAAACACCGCCGCCGGCGTCAGACCAAAGTCCAAACCAACATGCACGGGCAGCTCCGGCTCAATCTCTACCTCATACGACATGAGGCTGTCGGAGAACTCATGCCACACCGGCTTGCCGTCCTGCACATAAACATACTTTGCGCCGGCATAGCACTCGATCCAATCCAGCGACTTGCCGGCCAACTGTTGTTCGTAATAACCGGGCGGCAGGTTGTTAATGTTCTCCGCGTCCGGGTTGTTGATCCAATACTTGTTCGCAGAGTAAATAGCGTCCGCATGCTCTTTCGTGCCCTCGACCACGCCACCCGGTTGCTTGTAAAACTTCCACGGGAACTTGCCACGCACCGGATTTTTCTCCGCCAGCTCATGCCACCAGTGGTCGCTGTCCATCGGGTTGGTCGACATCCACACGCCACGCCACGGACAACCGCCGTGCTTCTTAGTCGGGTAACGACCGACACGCGACGTCAAACCATCGACCACCGCCTTGGGTAGCTCTCGCGCCTCGTCAATAAAGCCGCCGGTCAATTCCAGCGACAGCAACTTGCGCACGTCGCGCGGCTGATCCAACGCCAAGAATATAACTTCGCAATCCAAGCCCGGCACGCCATCGCGCTCCGGCAACTGGATGTGGTGCGTAATCGGCGGCGACCAACGCATCGGCCCCCACACATTCTCAGGGAAAATTTCCTGCCACGTCTTAATCGTGGTCGTGCGCAGCTCAGGATACGAGTTACGAATAACGGCAAAGCGCGTGTAGCGCACATTGTCAATCGGCGATGGCGGCTGCTTTACAGCGCGCAACATAACCTCCGCCAGCGACGCAAACGTCTTGCCAGAACCGACCGGCCCCATCAGGCCACGCACAAAGCTGTCGTCGTTCAGAAACTTCCACGTCGTCGGGCTTTCCGAAAAATCCAGATTGAGGCCACTCAGTGCCTCCGACGCGTCTTTGCCACGCTTGCGACGCGGCGAACGATCACGCGCCTTCGTCTGTCGCGCCATCATCTAGCTCCAACGCAATGCCACCGGCCTCGGTGTAAAACTCAAAAAACACAGTGCCGCAAGCGCCACACTCAATCTTCTGCGCCCCCTCATACACACGGCCGCGTGTGAGCTGACCGCAAAAGTCACACTCCACAAAATCCTCATAGAAGTTCACATAGTCCTTCTTGGGCATTTTAATTATCTTTGCACTGGGCAAATGGTTATTGGTCATCGTCTTCCTCCTTGACTTCATAAGTGGTGGTCTTGGGGCCGGTCACATTGATGCCAATCATACTCGGCTTTCTCTCATCCGAGTTTGGCTCCAACAGGCCACGGTGTTTCGCCAACAAG